GTTTGGTTTTTTGCATACGCTTTACCTACAGAACTTTCTGCACATGATGATACTATAGTTTTTCCTGATATGTATAGAACTGTTTTACTTGCTAGAGGTAGATATTATATCTGGCAGTTTAAAGATAATCCTCAAGCAGCTTCTTTTGCTTTAGAAGATTACAGAAAAGGTATCGGACGCATGAGATCAAATTTAATAGAGCCTACCCCTGTATATATGAAAGATGATCGAGTAAGGATGATTTAATGGCAATATCGCAACCGTTTGGCGTTTCTTGTAGAGGTGGTTTAAATACAAACCTTAATCAGCTTGAAATGCTTGCTCAACCCGGTTTTGCTACAGAGTTATTAAATTTTGAGGTTGATGCAGATGGTGGTTATAGAAGAGTAAATGGCTATACAGCTTTTGGAGATACAAGACCTAATAGTGGTAATGCTGTTTTAGGTTTATTTGTTTATGCAGATGGTTTAATTGTTTGTTCAGGAACAGGAATATTTTTTAGTGTAGATGGTGAAGAAACTTGGCTTCAAATAAATAGAGCAAGTGTAAGTGGATCAGGAGATAATTATAGTACCTTTACTGGACGTAGTTTAGCTGCTAGAACAAGTCAATTACAATGTACATTTGCATTATTTGAAGGTAATACAGATTATGGAGAGGTTGTAATTTGTGATCAAGTAAATGAACCTTTTCTTTTTAAAATGACAGGTACAGGTGAGTTAAATACTCGTACTTTTTTTGCAACAGAAATAACAGTATCAGGAACAACAGCACCTAAAGTATGTGCAATACATGATCATCATTTAGTAGTTGCAGGAGCTAGTACAGCTAAAAATACAGTATTTATAAGTGCAACTGATGATATAGATAGTTTTTCTGGTACTGGATCTGCTGCTATCGTAATGGAAGATCAAGTAGTAGGATTAAAAAGTTTTCGTACTGATTTAATTATTTTTTGTAAAAATAGTATACATAAATTAATAAACATAAATGACTCTAGCAATATTGCTATAGTTCCAGTAACTAAAAACGTAGGATGTTTAAATGAACACTCTATTCAAGAAATAGGCGGTGATCTAGTATTTTTAAGTCCTGACGGTATACGAAGTGTTGCAGGTACAGCAAGAATTGGTGACGTAGAATTAGGATCTGTTAGTAGACAGATACAAGCTATAATAAAAGATCTTTCAAATAGTATAACAAATTTTACAATTACAAGTGGAGTACTTAGAAGTAAATCTCAATATAGATTATTCTACTCTACTCCTGCTGCTTCAACAACTTCATCAAAAGGAATAATAGGAACATTAACTCCTAATGGATTTGAGTGGTCAGAAACAGAAGGTATACAGGCTCATGGTTTTACTTCTCAATTAAACTTTGAAGGAGTAGAAAAACAATTTCATGGTGATAATGATGGTTATATTTATAATCACGATACAGGAAGTTCTTTTATAGAAGATGGTTCTACTTTTAATGTAGATGCAAAATATGTAACTCCTAATTTTGATTTTGGAGATGTAGGTACAAGAAAAACTATGTACTATGTTAGAATATCTATATCTCCTGAAGGAACTATACTTCCTACTCTAAGAGTTAGATATGACTATGAAAGTATAAATATTCCGCAACCTGATGATATTGTAGTAACAGGAATACCTATACCTGCTGTATTTGGAGATAGTTCTTCTACATTTGGATCAGCAGTATTTGGAACGTCAAAAGATCCTATGTTTAGACAAGCCATAGAAGGTAGTGGGAACGTAACAAACTTTAGAATAAGTACAAGCGATAAAAATCCACCATACGCAATTAATGGTTTATATATTGATTACGTTCCATCTGGTAGGAGATAACTAAATGGGAACAGCTTACACAAGACAAAGTACATTAACTGATGGCGATACAATTACTGCTGCCCTCTTTAATAATGAATACAATCAATTATTAACAGCATTTAGTTATGCTAGTAGTGGAACAACAGGACATCAACATGACGGTACTGCTGGAGAAGGCGGTAATATTGCTCAAATAGGTGATCAAGATTTTCTTAATAAGATTGTAGTAGATAGTAGCAATAATCGTTGGGGATTTTATGTAGAAGTTAGTAGTAGTGCCGTAGAACAAATAAGAGTTCAAGATGGTGCTATAGTTCCAGTAACAGATAATGATATTGATTTAGGGACAAGCTCTCTTCAATTTAAAGATGCATTTATTAATGGCACATTAGAAGCAGATGCTATTACAATAGCTGGAGTTACTCTTGCAGAAACTATTTCTGACACTGTAGGAGCAATGGTTGGTAGTAATACTGAAACAGGTATTACAGTTACTTATGATGATAGTGATAACACTTTAGATTTTGTAATAGGCTCTGGCGTAATTGTAAGCTCTATGCTAGATACTAACATAGATATATCAGGAGTTGCTACAGCTTCTACCTTTGAGCCAGACGGAGACACCGCAGCAGGTGACAATGCTGCTATAGGTTATACAGCAGCAGAAGGATTAATATTAACAGGACAAGGCTCAACAAACGATGTTACCGTTAAGAACGATGCGGATACAGCAGTTATACAAATACCTACAGGCACAACTAATGTTAGCATTGCAGGAGATCTTACTGTCACAGGTGATCTTACGGTATCTGGTGATGATATCACTATGGGTACAAACACATCTGGTAACTTACTTGTAGCAGATGGTACAAACTTTAATTCAGTAGCAGTTAGTTCTTTATCAGAGATAAGCACAGTAGCCAATGATGATGTATTCTTAGCAATAGATACATCGGGTGGTGGACTAAAGAAAATTGCAAGAAGTGCTGTAGTTAGTGGTCTTGCAACATCTAGTGCAATTGCTAATGTTGTAGAAGATACTACTCCACAACTAGGTGGTGATCTTGACATGAATGGTCAGGATATTGTGACTACCTCTAATGCAGATTTAGAACTAGCACCTAATGGTACAGGTCACGTTACCGTAAAAGGTAATACTAATGCAGGTGCAATACAGTTTAACTGTGAAAGTAATAGTCATGGTCAAATAGTAAAAGCACAACCTCATTCAGCAGCCGTTACTAATGAACTATTATTACCAGCAGGAGCAAGTTCAACACTTGTATCTTTAGTATCTACAGATACTTTAAGTAATAAAACATTAGCTGCTCCTACTGTAACAGGTGATCTAACAGTTGACACAAGTACACTTAAAGTAGATAGCACTAATAATAGAGTAGGAATTTTAAATGCTTCTCCTGATGTATCCTTAGATATAGGGTCAGCTACTGATTCTTTACACGTACCATCAGGTACAACAGCACAAAGACCCGGTTCTCCAGCAGCAGGTTATTTTAGATACAATAGCACTACTGGTAAGTTTGAAGGCTATACAGATGCTTGGGGTGATATAGGTGGTGGCGAAGCTACAATTACTGTAAGCACTATGACAGGTGATGGCAGTGATACTACTCTTACTTTATCCGCAGAACCCCCTTCAGAAAATGCTGTACAAGTTTATTTTGATGGTGTTTATCAACATAAAGATACATTTAGTATAAGCGGTACAACTCTGACGTTTAGCACAGCACCTCCGTCAGGTGTAAAAGTAGAAGCAATGAATCTACTAACTGTGGCTGCTAGTACAACTCCAGCAGATACTAGCGTAACAACAGCTAAGTTAGCGTCAAATGCAGTGACAACTGCTAAGATTACAGATGCTAATGTTACTACAGCTAAGATAGCTGACGATGCTGTAACAGCCGCTAAACTAGCTTCTAGTGCTGTTGTAACCGCTTCTATTGTTGATGACAATGTAACACAAGCAAAGATAGCAGATGATGCTGTAGGAGCAGATCAACTTGCAGCAAGTGCTGTTGTTACAGCCTCTATGGTTGATGATGCAGTTACAACAGCTAAGATAGCTGATGATGCAATTACCTCTGCATTGATTGCTGATGATGCCGTAGTTGCTGCTGCAATAGCAGATAATGCAGTAGACATAGCAAGGCTTAATGTAAGCGATGGAAGTTCAGGACAAGTTTTAACAACTAATGGATCTGGTACTCTTAGTTTTGCAACAGTTAGTGGAGCCTATAATACATGGCTAGTTAAAACGAGTGCCTATACAGCCTTAGTAGGAGATCAGATAGTTGTTAATAGTTCTAGTGCAGTTACTATAACTTTACCTGCTAGTGCAAGTGCAGGAAACACAGTTATCGTTAAAGCTACAGGTGGTGGAACAGTAACACTAGGTCGCAACTCACAGAACATTAACAGTACAGCCGCTGATGGAACTTTGTTTTCTGGTAACTCTGTGCAACTTGTTTACGTGGACGGAACTATCGGATTTTTAGAGATTTAAGGAGACTATAAAATGCCAATTGTAGGTGCAAAAGATCAATCAAGTGTGCTACCGAAATTTATTTTTCAACAAAGCATAACGTGGGCTTGTCCAGTTGCTATGGAAGCTATTGTATATGTTATTGGTGCTGGTGGAAGCGGTGGTCAGGTGGGGTACTCTCAAGTTTCTTCTAATTATAATTGCAATAGTGGAGGTGCTGGAGGTTGTGCTATTTCCAGATTAAGTCTTGTTGCTCAAAATTATACTGTGACCATAGGTTCAGGAGGAGAAAGATCAGATGGAACTAATAACCATGATGCTGGTCATGCAGGAGGTAACACTGTTTTTTCAGGATCTGGTATTGACACGATGACAGGAAATGGTGGAAATGGTGGTAATGCTTCATTTTCGTCAGTTAGTGCTGTAACAGGAGGTTCTGCGTCAGGCGGTAATATTTCTAATAACACAGGAGGCGGCAGTCTAGCTTGTAGCACTGATTATAAAAGTTCAGGTGGGGGAGGTGTTAATTTTGGTGGATCAGCGGCAAATTGTGATGGAGGCCCAGAAGATACTTATTCTGCTGGAGGATCTATGCTTGGGTCAGCACATACTTTAGGTCATGCTGGTACTACTTCCTACACTAAACAAATATTAAGCTATGAGGGTCGCAATGCAGTTCTTTCTTACGATATGTTTGGATTAGGAATAAATCATGCTTTACCGCCTGAACAGCATTATGATGCTATAAGCAGTGGTCGGGTTTACAACAGAGGAGGACATAGAGCAATGATGGGTGACCGTCATCAGCATACGGCCACCTATTCTAGTAGTGGAGGTTATATGCGGATGGTACCAGCACCACCGTTTCAAGGAGGAATGTCTATGATGTATAGCTCAGGAACTAGCACTACTTCTTATGGTCAAGCAGGAGGTATTGGGTCAGGAGGTGGATCAAACATGAATGGCTCAAACGCAAGCACGACTTATTCAGGAGCAGGTGGTCGTGGTTTAGTAATGGTTTTTCCAATTACAATGGGGTAAAAAATGGCAATTTATAAATTAAAATTTAACGATGGTTCAACCAATAACATTCTTTGTGATGAAGATTTTGCAAAAGCCTCCGTTGAAGGAAAAGGAACTTATGAGCTAATAAAGGAATCTGGGCCAACTCAAGATGACATTAATTTAGAAGCTAGAATTTGGAGAGATCAAGAACTTGGAGTTACCGACAGTATAGCTCAAACACCTGACTTTCCAAACCGTGA